CCGCACGGCAAGGATCTCTCTTGGTGTGCACCAGTTGCGCCGGACGTATCACGAAACGATGCCCCTTTCTCCCCTCTGCTGCTACCAAGCTTCAGACTTCGCCCCGCCCGCATAACTGCGACGGGGCTTCTTTATTTGAGGTGCTAACAATGGCGATTCAACTTTCAGTAGCTGCGCGGAATGCTCGCCTGGATGCAATCGAAACCACGGCGGGCGCATCGGCAAAGCTGCAATTGCGCTCGGGCGCACAGCCTGCCGATTGCGCTACGGCTGCATCGGGCACGCTACTGGCCGAAATCGCTTTGCCTGCTGATTACTTGGCTGCTGCTGCTGCTGGCGCAAAAGCCAAGGCCGGCACATGGTCGGGCACTGGCGCTGCGGCTGGCACTGCTGCCCACTTCCGCATTGTGGATAACGCCGGCACCACTTGCCATTTGCAGGGCGCCGTAACAGCTACAGGTGGCGGCGGCGATATGACGCTGGATAACACGAGCATCGCAGTATCGCAGGCGGTTTCTATCAGTGGCTTCACGCTGACCGACGCAAACGCATAATGACACCCGCGCAGCTCACCACGCTTAAAGCTGCAATTCTCGCCAACACGGCGATTGCAGCCGAGCGGACGGCCAACAATCATATCGGCATCGCTGCCCATTACAACGCGCCTGGAACTGGTGTCGTGTGGCGCCCTGTTATTACCGCTGCCGAATTAAATGCGGCTGTCGTATGGACCGAATACGCAACGCTCACCGCCGTCTTGCAGAACTGCTTTCAGGCGATGATTGCCGGTGAATGGGTGGACGGCACGAACACCAATATCCGCGCTGGCTTTGCTTCCATCTTCGCAGGCACTGGCGCCGCAGTCACTCGTGCGAACCTGGTAGCGCTGGCGCAACGGGTGCCAACGAGGTTTGAAATGGCATTCATGACCGGCAGCGTGTGCAGTCTTTTTGGCCGAATCGTGACACCTAATGATGTGGCGCTCGCCATGGGGACCGTGTAATGCCATCGACTAAATCACTATCAACCATCATCGCAGCGGCTACCAGCAACGCCGCAGCAGGCACGACCACAGGCACAGCGGTAGACCTGACTACCAAGTATGGCGGCATTATCACTGGCAATATCACGAATGGAGCGACCGGCCCAACCGTGCAAGCGACCGCGTTTGTCGAGACTTCCGGGGACAACGTTAATTGGGACGAGGTTTATCGTGTTGGTGGTGATGTGACGGCCAACCTTGTAACGCCAATCTCATACGATGTTCATGAAGGCGTCATGTATGTCCGTGTGCGCGTAACTGGCAACACAGGACAAGCTGTCACATGCAAGGCAGTGATGCAGGTACTGGCGACGCTCTAAACCATGCGGTATAACCAGCCCCAAAGCGGCCCGGCATCAGTTGATACAGGCTTTCCGCTAGGCCGCGCTCTCCGTGTAGTTGTACTCGGCTCGCTCGGCGTTGAACTGGTACGCCGTAAAACAATCAGCCGCGCCAGCGGTGTAAGCCGCGTAACAACGACCGCAGGCATCGCATACCAGCACTCGCCATCGAACGGCAACGTCAATTTTGGCGCAACTGGTGGTCTGTCAGCAATCGTTCCGAGTGGGTCGCCGCTAACTATCTTCATGCGCGTCATTGTATCGACGCTAGGCATTCGTCAAGGTCTGCTTACTGACCACGATGGGGGCGGCTCTAATGAGTCGCTGACAATCGAAATCACGGCTGGAAACATCTGGCGTGTCACCACCTTTGGCGGTGCCAATGAGATATTAGGCGGGGCAGTCACTGCTGGACGCCACGATGTAATGGTCGTCCACCGCCCTGGTACGGGTAATCAATTGTATGTCGATGGCGTATCAGTTGGCTCTTCTGCGTTCGCCGGCTCGTTAGCTGCCGGTTCAGCGCTTCGGCTTGGTAGCTTTGGCGCCTTCACAACGCTTGGCTTCGCGGGTCGTACGGAGGCGCTGTATATCCTTGAGGGCGACCACAGCGCACAATTTAAGTCACTGATTGCGAATCCGTGGCAGGTATTCGAGTCACGGTCCAACGTAGCGCTATTACAAGCACCCGCAGCAGGCGGCGGTGTTGATGGCACTCTAACCGCTACGCTCGGCAGTGCAACCCTGTCATCGGCTGGCACGTCCAGTATTGCCGGTAGCCTGAACAAGACATTAGGCGCCGCAACAGTATCAAGCAGTGGTGCAGTGGCTATAGTCGGGGCGCTGAGTAAACCGCTCGGATCACTAAGCGTATCCAGTACCGCAACAGTGCAAGTTGCCGGAACGTTAGCGGCAACCCTGGCGCCAGCAACACTAGCATCAAGCGGCACTACTGGATCGACCGGCATCGTAGGTGGTCTGAGCAAGATGCTCGGCACGTTATCAGTCGCTGCATCAGGCGGGTTGACGGTAAGCGGATCGCTTGCCAAGTCACTTGATGCGCTGATTTCAGCAGCGCCAGTACCACCACCGAACGTATTTAGCGCAACGATTATGCGCGAATCGATCATCAATAGCCAAGTGACCGCGCTACTCGACCGCATTTCATCGCAGGCCGGAACGATGGTCGACACATTGAATAGCACAACGATCATGCGCGCCACTGAGACTAACTCAGTCGGCAACATGCGGGCCAACGACATAAACCAGACTGCGAACATTCTATGAACGTTGGTGAATACGGGCTTGCCCACAATCTGAACGTGAATTACAACATCAGCGCGTTCACGACATTGAGCATGGTCTACACGCGCCCCGATGGAACGCTCATCACGCGCACCGGGGCAGATGTGACCGTACCAGCCGTAGCGCTCGTGACTACTGACATGGGAACGTTCGCAGCCAACCAGTACGCCAAGCACATCTTCAAGGTGGGCGACCTGACATTAGCAGGCACCTACACCGTGCGGCTGACGTACACCGACGCGACTAAGCGCCTGGTGAGCGATCAGACTAGCTTTACGGTGAGTGCGTAATGGCGAAGGCAACAGGCCGGCCAAGCAGCTACAAGCCGGAATACGCCGATCAGGCGCGAAAGCTTTGCTTGCTCGGCTCGACCGATGGCGAGTTGGCCGACTTCTTCGAGGTAAGCGAGCAGACCATCAACGCATGGAAGACTGCGCATTCGGAGTTTCTTGAGTCCATAAAAAGAGGGAAGGCACAAGCTGACTCTGATGTAGCGGACCGGCTGTACCAGCGCGCCATGGGATACGAGCATGCGGAAGTCGATATTCGCGTGATCGATCATCAGATCATCAAGACGCCTATCACGAAGATTTACGCGCCTGATCCTACGGCTGCGATCTTCTGGCTTAAGAACCGGCAGCGGGCCAAGTGGCGCGACAAGGTAGACACGGAAGTATCGGGCGGTATTACCGTCAACTCAGTGAAAGAGCTAACCGATGACCAATTGGCAGCCATCGCCGCAGGAAGCAGCGTTAGAGCTGCTAGCAAGGCGTAAGGCTCGGTCCTCGCTGATCGATTTCACTACGTACACGAAGCCCGAGTTTCAAGTTGGGCAGCACCACCAGCAGATAGCAGAAGCGCTTGAGTCAGTGGAGCGCGGCGAGTGTGACCGGCTGATGATCTTCGCCCCGCCCAGGCACACGAAGTCGGAATTAGGCTCAAGGCGGTTCCCGGCGTGGTATCTCGGGCGTCACCCTGATCACCAGATGATTTGCGCCACCTACTCGGGCGATTTCGCGCTCGACTTCGGACGTGATGTGCGCGGGATCGTGGCAAGTGAGGAATACAGCAAGGTGTTCCCGGATGTGTCGCTCGCTGCTGACTCACGCGCGGGCAACCGCTGGCACACGAACGCAGGCGGCATATCGGTCTATGTGGGCGTAGGTGGTCCGATTACTGGCCGAGGCGCACACGTAGCGCTGATCGATGACCCGTTTAAGAACCGTCAGGAGGCTGATAGCGAGGTGCGGCGCGAAATGGTGTGGAAGTGGTACACCTCAACGCTGCGCACGCGCTTGATGCCGGGCGGCGCGATTGTGCTGATTCTGACGCGCTGGCATGAGGATGACTTAGCGGGCCGGTTGCTGGCGAAGAATGCGGGCGAATGGAAGGTAGTTAATCTGCCGGCCATCGCCAACGAAGGTACGCCGCAAGCTGCTGCACTCTGGCCGGCATGGTATCCGCTCAAGGATTTGCAGCGCATCAAGGATGACGTAGGGCCGCGCGACTGGTCAGCACTGTATCAGCAGCGACCGGCGCCGGATGAGGGCACGTTCTTTCAGCGTGAGTGGTTCCGCTGGTACGACGAGCCGCCCAAGCATCTGCATATTTACATCTGCTCGGACTATGCAGTCAGCGAGGGCGGCGGCGATTACACAGAGCACGGCGTGTTCGGCGTTGACCCGGACAACAACATTTATGTGCTGGACTGGTGGAGCGGTCAGACCACCTCGGATGTGTGGATTGAATCGCTGCTCGACCTGGTTGCGCTGCACAAGCCAATGGCGGTGTTTGGCGAGACTGGCGTTATCAAGAAAGCCGTGGAGCCTTACCTGATCCGCAGAAGCCGCGAGCGCAAGGTATTTGGGCGCTACGAGTGGATATCGCGCACAGGCGACAAGGCAGCGATGGCGCGAGGCTTCCAGGCGCGGGCAAGCATGGGCAAGGTGTACTTGCCAACTGCCGCCGACTGGTCACAAGAACTAATGCGACAAATGCTGTCCTTCCCTGTCGGTAAGCACGACGACAAGGTAGACGTTTGCGCGCTGATGGGTATGGCACTCGATCAAGCTCACCCGGCAGTTATGCCGCCTACCACAAAGAAAAAGCCGCGTGATATCTACGCGATGGACGACGAAGAAGAGGAATCATGGCGGACTATTTGAAAGAAAGCGACGGCGACAAGCTTACGCGCCTGGTGGGCTATTTCGAGTCCGCCGAGATGGCGACGGTAGAGTCACGCGCGCTTGCTGAGAAGTCCCGCGATTACTACGATGGCGACCAATGGACGAAGGCTGAGCGAGACGCCCTGGCAAAGCGCAAGCAGCCATGCACCACCTTCAACCGCATCAAACCGAAGATTGATTTCTTGCTTGGGACAGAGACACAGCGCCGCAGCTTGCCGAAGGCATACGCCCGCACGCAGAAGCACGAGGACGACGCACAGGCGGCAAGTGACGCTTTGCGCTATGTGATCGAGGATCAGCAATTCGAGGTGACGCGCTCGAATGGCTTTGCGAACATGATCATTGAGGGTGCGTGTGGGGTAGATGTTTCCGTAGTCGAAGTCGATGGCGACCGGCGCATTATCATCACTGGGATGGAATGGAGTCGCCTGTTTTGGGACGCGCACAGCCGGCAGCGCAATTTCAAGGATGCGAAGTACCTAGGCCAAGCTCTCTGGATGGACTATGACGATGCTGTGATCAAGTTTAAGGACAAAGAAAACGTCCTGTCGTCCACTCTGTCAAGCGAGTCGGCATTATCCGAAACGCATGGTGATGTGCCTCGCAGTCGATGGACCGACCCGAAGCGCAAGCGTGTCCGTATCGTGGAAATCTGGCATGAGCAAGATGGTATGTGGCACCACTGCAATTTCACCAAGGGCGGCATCCTAACGTCCAAGGTGTCGCCATATAGGGACGATGAAGATAACTCGGTTCCAGGTTTCGTCTTTGGGTCTGCATTCATTGACCGTGATGGCAACCGTTACGGCGTTGTTAAGAATTGGATTCCGATTCAAGACGAAATAAACAAGCGGTACTCGAAGTTCCAACACCTTCTGTCCGTGCGTCAGGTCAAGTACGAGCGCGGGGCCGTGGATGATGTGCGCAAGATGCAGCAAGAGCTTGCTAAGCCTGATGGCGCTATCGAAGTCATGCCCGGCATGCTGTTCGAAACCATCGACAGCGGCGGCGTAGATACGGCGCAGTTCACGCTTTTGCAGGAAGCGAAGCAGGAAATTGACAGCGTAGGCGTTAATTCCGCACTCGCTGGCACCGATCAGCGCCAGATGTCGGGGCGCGCACTGATTGCCCGTCAGGAGTCGGGCCTGTCCGAGCTGGGGCCACTGTTTGACGCGCTTAAGCAATGGCAGCTTGAGATTTACCGCGCTGTATGGGGCCGCATTAGGGAGTCCTGGGATAAGGAAAAGTGGATTCGCGTGACCGACGACGAAAAGAACGTTCGTTTCGTTGGACTGAATCAGCCGATCACGCTGGGTCAGAAGGGTATGGAAATGGCGCAGCAGCGAGGTATTGAAATAACTCCAGAGATGGAAGAGCAGGCAAGGCGCGATCCAAACATGCAGCAGCAAGCCGGCATTAAAAACAATATGGCCGAACTGGACGTTGATATCGTGCTCGATGACGCGCCCGCCTCCGCTTCCGTGCAGGCCGAGCAGTTCGAAACATTGGCAGGTCTAGCAAAGTCGGGCCTGCCAATCCCGCCGACCGCGATCATCAAGGCATCGAGCCTGCGCAACAAGGATGAAATCTTGAAAGAGATGGGCGCAGGCGGTCCGTCGCCTGAGTCGCAGCAGGCGCAGCAGAAGATTCAGATGCTTGAGGCGTCATTGCAGGAGATTGGCGAGAAATACAACGAGTTGGAAGACGCCCGCGATATCGAATTGCAGAAGCTGACCATTGAACGATACAAGGCAGAGACAGCGCGTCTACAGCAAATCATCCCGTTCATGCCGCAACAGATGGCCGTCACCCTGGCCGCTGAGTTTGGCTTTGATATGACCGTTGAGCAGCAGGCCGAAGGCAGCGAAGCACCAGAACAAAGCGTAGAGCAACCACCACAAGAGGCACCACCCGAGCCGGAAATGATGGCCGAGCCGCCGCCCGAAGAAATGATGATGCAACAAGAACAGCCCGCCGATGCGGGTTTTTTTACGCCTGAAGAGGCTCCACCAACCGAAGCACCAGCCATCTAAGCGACCCGGCCCGCATGGGCTTGTCGCTGCCTGCCGCCGAGGATTCGGGCGTGTTTTACGTGCCGCCGACGTATGGGCGTTTTAGGAGAAATAGCAATGGACGATAACGCAACTGATTTGGGCAACATGCTAAACGACAGCGCCCCGAACGTGCCGGAAGTGATCGACGCGCCGGAAGTGACTGACCAGGGCGAGCAACACCAGGTTGAGCCGCCAGCAGCCAAGCAGGAACCCGATTTAGTGCCACGCGCCGCCCTCATGGACGAGCGCCGCAAGCGTCAGGAATTGGAGCAATGGGTTCAGCAGAACAAGCCGGTAGAAGCCAAGCCGACCGCTGATCAGTTTGAAAGCCAAGACGCCTACCTTGAAGCACTTGCCGAGCGTAAAGCCGACGAGCGTTTCAACGCATGGCAGCAGAAGCAACAAGCCGAACAGCAGCAGGCGCAGGTAGCAAAGCAAACCACCGATGACTTGGCCGGCCTGCACTCTGCCGGCGCAGCCAAGTACGCCGACTTCGCCAATCTGGTCAACAACCCGGATTTGCCGATGACGGAAACGATGGTCAACGCAATGCTTGTGGTCGATTCCGGCCACGAAATCGCCTACCACCTCGCCAAGAACCCGGCAGACGCCCTGCGCATCGCCAGCATGGCCCCTACAGCGCAAGCGCGCGAAATGGGGCAACTGGCTAAGCGCCTGGCCGCACCACCTCCTGAATCGAAATATCCATCGACCCTTACCAACACCCGTTCGACGGACGGCCGTTTTACCAATGCGCAAGCATACGACGGCCCTTCGCCACTCAATGAAATTCTCGGAAAGCGAAGCTAAATCATGGCACTGACCACCGCACAACCAGGCTTAACCCCCAACCAATGGGATGACAAATTCTTTACGGATTATGTCCGCGAATCCCGCTTCAAGAAGTACATGGGCACGGATGAAAATTCCATCATCCAACTCAAGGAAGACCTGACCAAAAAGAAGGGCGACCGCATCACCATCGCTCTGGTCAACGAGCTGAAAGGCGCCGGCGTAACCGGCAATGCAACGCTGGAAGGTAACGAGGAAGCGCTCGGCAGCCGTTCGCACCAGATCGCGGTCGCACCACTGCGCCACGCTGTCGCCATCACCGAATGGGATGAGCAAAAGTCGGTCATTGACCTGCGCAATGCAGCGAAGACCATGCTCAAAATGTGGGCCATGACCAAGATGCGCGACGCCATCATCGGCGCGCTCGCCTCGATCAACAACGTGCCATACGCGACCTCGACCGCCGCACAGCGCAATGAATGGCTGGCTGACAACGCCGACCGCGTGTTGTTTGGTGCTGCCAAGTCGAACAACGCCGGCAACGTTCACGCAACCTCGCTGGCTAACGTCGATAACACCAACGACAAGCTTACCCCGGCTGCTATCTCGCTGCTGAAGCGTATGGCGCAAACCGCATCGCCAAAGATTCGTCCAATCCGCTTGTCGGAAGATGAAGAGTGGTATGTCATGTTTGCCGGCCCGCGTGCGTTCCGCGACCTGGCTAACAACACCGTCATGCAGCAGGCTAACCGCGATGCCCGCACCCGTGGCACGGATAACCCGCTGTTCACTGGTGGCGCGTTGATTTGGGATGGCGTAATCATCCGTGAAATCCCGGAAATCGGCGTTCTTACCGCTGTTGGTACTGACCCAGACGGCGCTGGCGCATTGCTGCCAATCGACGTTGAGCCGGCCTACCTGTGTGGCGCTCAAGCATTGGGCATCGCATGGGCGCAGCGCACCAAGTCGAAGACCGACGTGCGCGACTACGATTTCATTCATGGCGTTGCTATGTCGGAAATCCGTGGTGTGGACAAGCTGACGTTCGGTACTGGCGTTGGTGATCTGGACGACCAGAAGGACAACGGCGTAGCTACTGGCTACTTCGCTGCGGTGGCTGACGCATAACATGCGCCAATTCACCTACTTAGGTGACGTGGAGGTGACCCTTTACGGGGTCACTTTTTCGCCTAATATCCCCTCCCCTGTACCCGATGAGAACACCACGCTTATCGGCAAATTAACCGGCAATCGATTCTTCGAGGAACACCATGGCGAACCAGACCGACCTAGCGCTGCGCCTCTTGAAGAAATTGGGCGTCGTCGGCGCGGGCCAAACCGCAAAGGCTGAAGATATGGAACTTGCCGAGGAAAAGATATCAGCGGTGCATGACTCCCTGGTATCGCTCGGCAAGCCACGTTGGACCCTTGCCGCCGTTCCTGAGTACGCAGCCGAGGCTTACACGCTGATGGCTACCGTATTAGCTGGCCCTGAGTTCGGCGCCCCTGTTGACGGTGGCGCATGGCAGGCTGGCTTGCGCATGGTGTCCGCTGGCGCCGCTCTCGGCCCATCATCCGATCCAATCACTTCGGACTACTTCTAATGAATTTCGCTTTCGATGTGGCGCTAAACCGCCCGGCTGGCATTCGTGATTTTGCTGCTACCGTTGGCGATCAATTTACGGTAGCAATTGCCCTCTATGACCTAGACGGCGATGCGGCTACGGCAAATCTCACTGGCAGCACGGCGAAAATCGAAATCATCCGGTGTGCTGACGTTGAACTGTCCATTACTGGCACCATCGCATTCGGCGTCGCAACATTCGACTTTGGCGGCTCTGACCTGTCGGGCATCGTTGGGCGCAACGTATTCCGCTGCAAGTTGACGCGCTCGGGCAAGGTTGCCACTGTGGTGCGCGGTTCGTTCACGGTGGCAGACTAATGCGCCGCATCACCCTAACCGCAGCGTCATACACGGCGCCGTCACTGATCGCATCGGCCCAACGTTCGGTCAACCTGTACCCTGAAGCGAACCCGCCCGACTCGCCAGCGCCGTTCACGTTCTACGGTCGGCCAGGCTTGAAACTGTGGTCTACCATCCCCGGCACCGGTGGCGTGCGCGGTGTCTACGAGTCAAGCAATGGCATTCTGTTCGCTGTACGCGGCAATATGCTGTACCGCTACAGTTCGGGTTCATGGCTGACGGTTGCCACACTGGCGAGCCTCACCGGCCCGGTCTACGGTGCTGACAATGGCATCAGCGCCGTATTCACCGATGGCACCACGACCGCGCCCACGATCAACTTGACCACGTTCGTTTCTGGCGTCATGGCTGGCGCAGGCTGGTACGGGGCAAGCTTCGTTGATTTCCTCGACGGCTTCTTCATCTTCAACAAGCCGAACAGCCAGCAGT